CCTTCCATACCAACAATCTGCATGTCGATGGGGTTAGCGGTGGCTTGCAAGAACTCGTTGGTGCGAACCTGCGCGGCTTCCTTGACGGCGAGCGACATGGCCCCACGGGCGATGACGTTCACATCCCCCTTCAAGTCGGGGTCGTCGCTGTAGCGCATGTTGTAGTAGTACAGCCGCTCAATGAGCTTGCTGATGACGTTGGCGTCGATGGAGCCCACCACCTGTTTGATGATCTTGCTCGCATTGCCAATCATCATGCTCATGCCGCTGGCGGTGCGCCCTGCCCCACCCGAGCCTTCGTTGAACCCGGCCATGTAGCGCGGAATGCCCGTGTACTCGTCAGCCAAAGCGCTGAACCGCTCGTACACCGTCATCAACTCGTTGGCGTTGGACGAAGGCTGGAAGAAGCTAATCGGCGCAGCCGTTGACCCCATCGGGTCAGACTCGAACTGCCAAATCTTCCAAGGGTACATTTCCGTCACATCCTCGCCTGCGGGCAGGCGGTTGGACAAAATCGCCACTTGGGGCCCACTGGAAATGCCAAGGTTGCCCGCCAGCGAACGCGCTGCGGCGTTGCACATATCTTGGCAGTCACGCATCAAGTCGTAGGGCGCGTTGCCCCACACCGAGCCCGGCACCTTCTGGAACGAGTCTGCGTAGTACGGGCGGCGAGCCAGAGGGTCGGCGTTGAGCACCGCCTTGATGACGTAGCTCCCCACCACCCACGCCTCGATCTGATACTCCTTGGCGGGGTCGGGAGTCTCGTCCTCGCTCATGCCCCAATCGCGGAGCATCTGGCCCGAGGCCGAACCCCAAAACTGCAAGGCGTCAATGAGCCCTGTGTTGGTCGTGGCGTTGATGGAGTCTTTACCCTCGGCGCTAGCTTTGAGCGTGTCGGTACTTGAGTGGGTCTGCAAGCCACTCTCGCCGTACTCGTCCAGCACGCGGCGTATCGCCGCCTCGTTGTACCCCTCCACGCCAATCATCTGCGTGAGGTCTTCGCGGGTGAGCTTGTGCTTCTCGATGAGGGGGCCTTCGCCAATGTGGCGGGCCCAAGGGGCGGGGTAGATGTTGAACGGGTCAACGCGCTCCCACTCAAGCACCAAGTCATCCTGCACCAGCAACTCACCGCTGGCATCCCATTCGAGTTTGGGCTTGCGGCGAACCACCGGGCCTTTGACGAACGCTGTTTTGAACGTCGCCAAGTCCGCGATGAACTGATCTAGCGCTGTGAGGAACCCGCCCTCAAGCAACTGATCTTCCATCTTGTCTTCCATGCGCTCGCAGCGGGCGGCGGCTTCTTCACGCAGGGCGTTGGTCAACTGCTCCTTGTAGACCCGCACGCGCTGGCGAGCCTCGCCCATTGACGGCTCTAGGCCCAGCATCATCGCTTGCTGCAACTCTTGCTGCAAGGTCTGCACGATCATCCCAACGTGCTCTTGCGGCAACTCGGGCGCAGGCGTGGGGGCTATCGTCCACGGCTTCTCGCCACCCGCACCGAGCAACACATCACGCAGCAGGCTCTCTACTTGGCGCATCTTGGCTGACGCCACCATCATGTAAATCACAGGCTGCTTGGATGCCTGAATCTGAGCCAGCTTCTCCGATGTGTACTCGCCCCTGCGGGCGTACAGCGCTTCGAGCATCTGCGTGGTCACGCTCTGGCGTGCCTGCTCCGCTTTCGTGAACGCTTCCTTGATGTGCCCCGCTAGCGCAGAAATGATCGGCTTGGCCTGCTGCACCTCAAACGCAGCGTCCAACGCTTCGAGGCGGTCAGCCATCGCCGCTGCGGGGCTGGGCTTGTCCATCACGATGAGCGCAGCGGGCTCTGACGAGAACTCCGGGCTCTCACCGAACGAAAACGGGTCGGCAGTCGAGCGCGCAGGCCCCATCGAGGCCGCAGGCGCTACAGGCGCACTAGGCGTTGGCAGTCCGACCCCGGCCATGACTCATCGCCCCCGTTTCGCGGCAGGCTTGGCGCACATGGCAGGCGGCTTGCCCTTGGCAGGCTTGTCCATGCCCTTTTTCGCCTCAAAGGCTTTCAGGCCCTTGGACTCGCGGCGCTCTTGCGCAGCGGTTTCCTTGCCTTCTTTGTAGCCAGCGAACGGGTTTTTCTTCATGGGGGGCTCCGGTGGAGGGCGCGTGCAAATGCCGCGCATTGTATATTGTGCTTACACGTAAGTAAACTTGGCGGGTTTTATTTCTTTTCTGCTGTTAACGTGTACCGCGCCGAAGGCCGTCCCATTGTCGGCGTGAAGGCAGGCGTACTGCAAGGAGTCGGCGTAATCAGACCAAGGGTGGGTCTTCTCAGGCGTTTCGTCCCGCTCGCCCTTTGTATTGACCTTGTAGCGATACTTGCTCCGCAGCGCGAGTAGCAACTGAGCGCAGCCTTCTTTGTCGAACAAGATGGATGGCTTACCGTCTACTGTGCGGGTCAGGTAGTTCTCCACTGCCGCCAGCCGGGCAACGACAGTGTTGGTTCTCGCGGGCACAACCCGGAACCCCTCGGCTTTGAAAATGTCTGCGACTGTGCGCTCGTCAGTCTGTGCGCGCTGGAACGCTGCGGGGTCGATGACGATAAGCGACTGCCGCCCGGAATACTTGTTAGCCAACAGAGGCTTCAACATTTCCCGCACGAAGCGTAGGGCCCCCATGCTGTCGCCAGATATGGCGTCATGCACCAGCAGACGGTTCTGATAGTCAAGCTGCGCGATGGTCGCTGTGGGGGTCAGCCCTGCGTCAACCCCGATGATGAGTGGAGAAGACAGCACGTTGAGCTTTGATTTCGCCACATGGCGCTCTGTGTCGAAGCTCCCGAATACTGGCGTGCCTGAGAGTGACTTGCCGAACTTGGAGTGGATGTAAACGTCTATCCAGTCTTGCGACTTGCCCTCGGCCAAGTTGTCATAGTACCCATCAGGCAGGCAGTGCAGCCAATCCGCCTCAGCAGACAGCCCGGACGGCTGGATGGCGACGAAGGCATTCTCTGGCAAGTTGCTGATGTAGTTCTCCCAAAACGTGTCCATGTCGGGAGGGTTGGTCGCGCCCCATATCTTGAATATCTGCTTGTCGTTGTCATCGCAAGCGCCAACGCCGTTCATCGTCTTGTCAGGGTAGCGCCCGAGTCGGCCCGTCAGTGCGTTGAACACATCAGGGTGAATCTCTCTGAACTCGTCCATCACTGCGAAGGTAAGCTGCAAGGAGAGCAACCGCCGAACGTCATTGGCGTCATCCAGCCCACGGAACATCACTTCGACTTCGCAATCATCGAACCGCATGATGAACCGCATTTCTGACTTGAGCATCGTCCCCGCTGCGCCGAACCATTTTTCAAAGTCAGGGATGGTCGAGTCCCACAACATCTGTCGGGTGTTTCGTACTACGGCAATGCGTGAGCGGCGAATGCCGTCCTTGCACGCTTTGATGCGCTTGGCCTCTAGCGCAATCTTCATCAAGCTGGCCGTTGTCTTGGTGGAGCCCACCGGGCCCACAATGAGGTTGACAAACTTGTCGGACGCCAAGAACGGCTCGACAGAGAGTGGCGGGTAGTAAGTCAGTCCGCTCATTCACTGTCCTCCGATGAGTCTAGCTGCGCCGGGCTGGCAGAACTGGTAGCACTAGGTAACTCGTTAACTACCTCAACTGCTTGGACTTGCACAGGCGCGCTAAGCTGCTTGTCGCCGCCGAACACTATATTGACACTGAATCCGGGGCCCGCCTGCTGCGCTGTAGCTGCTTTTGGGTAAGCATCCCCCACCTTGGCAAGAAACTCTGCGAACGCTTGTCGCTGCCCGAGCGGCGCATTCGGGTCGCGCAGCTTGCGGTGGATGGCGTCCATCTGCACAAGAAGCATCTTTCGTGCCACGGCAGAAAGCAGCTTGGGGTCTTTCTCCACCTGCTCAAGCATGGCAGGCGGGACTGCGGTGTGCCGGGCAACGGCTGGGTTTTGTTCGTCCATAAGGACGTAATTATCACACCAGAGGCGTCGTGTAAAGCACTTCGTACGCTGCAAGCTGTCGCTCAAGCAAATTGGCGGCTTGGCGCTGTGGCTCATTGAGCTTGACCGTCTTGTCTTCTCTTGTAGTGAAGGACGCGGCAAGAATCTGCGCCGCCGAGAAAGTCAGGGGGTCTTGCGTGAGTGCGTATAGACGCAGGCCACGCTCGCTAAGTGCTTGAAGCTCATGTGTACGCATGTAGACATTGTAGTTCTTTGGGTGGAAAAATTTTGTGTTGCTTTTTTACGACTTCACCCATTTGACAGCCGCTTCCCGACAAGCGTCCCAAGTCGCCTGTACTGGGCGAGCGCCGTCCTCCACCGTACGCTTACGTAGATACGCGGCTATCACAGAAACGGCGGGGTCTTCGCCTTCTCGAATTGCGAGCTTCACCTTGTCGGGGTTTATCTTGAACTTTGCCGCCCACTCGGTAACTGGTTTAGTCTCCCCCCTTATCGTCGCTACATAAATAGCCCTCTGGCGTCGGTTACTGTACTGCTCGACCTTTGTAGCCCACCGACAGTTCTCCGGTGAGTAGCCTTTATTGTTGTCAATGCGATCAAGGCTCGTCCCTTCTGGCTTCGCCCCCATATCGGACACAAAAGCGTCGAAACTACCAAGCCAGCGGTCGCACACTGTCACCCCCGCGCCCCCGTAGCGGTTATATGAACTAGAGTACCGCTTGGTGCAGCGCTTAACCATACTTTGGTACGTCTGATAGAGCGGATGTGCTGATTTGGCTACTCTCTGAGCGCGGGCAATAGTTGCCGCCGCTTTGGCCTCCCGCTTGGCTGAGGCCGCACTTCTGAGTTCAGCGAGTAAACATCCGCACGACTTTACTTTGCCTTTGCGTATAGGTTTCCATCGCTTTACGGTGGTGGCCCCGCACGAGCACGCGCAAACATATAAGTGATTGCCGTCGCCGGTCTTCGATAGTTCGTGAACACTCACCACAGTCAAGCGTCCGTAGGTTCTTCCTTCTCTGGGGGCGTAAAGCGGTGTCATAGGGGCCTTTTGTGCTTACTGGTAAGCGAAGTATAGGTGCCCTAGGGTAAAAATCAAGTATCAATTGCGCGAAGTACCCATCCATAGGCACACCCCCGGCGTGCGCGGTGCCCACCCC